TGTTTAGCATATTGACCTGCTAATTTTCCAAATGCAATTTCTGCACTCTCTTCATTGTCCATTGTGTCTACACTGAACTTACGTCCTCTATCGTAATTTGCTTTGTGTGTTTCCCAAGAAACGCTTACATCGCCATCTTGATATCCACCGTTTCGTGAATAATCTGCAGGACCATCAATAGTATATTTAGCAACTAAAAACTCTCCTGCGTTAGCACCCATTTTAATATCCTTTGGGCTACTATTTAATACACTAGATGTTTCTTCTTTTCTATATAACTCATCTAGTAGAGGTATATAGTTTTTTGATAATGAAATATTATTTGCCATAATTAATCATCCTTTCTTTATTTCTTATCGCTGCTTAATCCCATTGCTTCTCTTAATTCGTCAGCAGTGGCATCGCTTGTTGGAGCAGTTACGTTAGTCGTAAATGTTGGATTTGCAACATCGCTAAGGAATGCTCCCGGGTCCTTAGTCTTTAAGTCTTCAAGAAATTCTTTTCCACCTAAAAATTTGTTGGTTTCTTCATCATACTTGAAGTCTTTTGCGTTAAATTGTGCTATTACACCTGCCTTAGCGGATTCACTAGCGAACTTAACGTCACTAAAAAAAGCATTAGTACGTTCTTGTCTAATACTTTCCTCCTTGGCTTTCTTTTCATCAGCCAGTCTTTGAGTTTCTGCATCTTTAAATGCTTGAATCTCATTTTTTAACTTGTCTAAGTCTTCATTTTTAGGCAACTCTTCGATTTGCTTTTCCAAATTTGAAATAGTGTCTTTATAACCCTGTATTTCTTGTGCTTTGGAAGTTGTAACTTTACCAACTTCGGTATTTACAATTTCACCAGATTTAGCGATAATGCCCTTAATCTGTTCGTCAGTCAATTGTGTTTGCCCTTCTTCAAACTTCAAACTCATTAAATAATCTTTCATACTTTCTCTCCTTCCACTTTTTTACAGAGGTTTAGTCCTCCCAAGATTAAATATGTTTGCTTAGTTTACAGTCTTTAGCAGACCAAAAAAGCCGATATTTCTATCGACTTAAAGTGCTATTTATAAGCACTGTACTGATAACAAAGGCGGGTCTCTAACCATAGGCCTAAGCCTACATGAATGCTACCAGACATTTATTATCAGTACACTACTCATAAAGTAGTGTTATTCTTCGTCAAAATCATCAATAGGAGGTGTTAATTCAAAACTCCATTCAAACTCTTTCATCGACATATCTGCTATTTTTAAATAATGCTTTATGAGTTCTTCATCCCACAAGTCTATATTAGTGCAATAATCATTAGATATATCAAAAAGTTTTTCTTCAAATTCCCATCTATTAGAAATTTTTAAAAGTTCTTGTCTTGTATTTTCATTCATCTTTTATGACCTCCGATATAAAGTTATATAATTCTAAATCTTTTTCTTTTAATAACTCCGGCTTTTTATAAAAATATTTTATACCTTCTGAAAAGTATTCTAATGCATAAGAAGTATTAACCTCGTTTCCTATGAAACTACCTAAACCATTATATATTCTAGTTTGATAACTACTTACAAATTTATCATAATTTTTTAAAACCCAATATCTTTCTTTTACCGTTTGACCTTTTCGGTTTAGTACATACGTTATTTTTTCTTCAAAGTCATTTCTCACATAATTATTGAATTTAGATTTAATAATTCTATTATACTCCTTTTTTTCGTTTTTAGTAAATGCTGATTGCAGTCTATGACCTAATTCATGTATTAATGCATATTCATCTGCATTTACACCTAAAACAATAACATTATTTTTTTCGTCAATATAACTGTAATTTATATTATCTCTTTTTATTTTTATGCCTGCTGTTCTTGCGGCAAAATTATTGCTTATAATTGTTTTTGTACGGTCCACAATTTCTTTTGAAGGAATTTTGACCCGGAACTTATTACCTTCGCTTTCTAAAACAAAATCTTTTTTCTTATTTGGAATATATTCACGATTATAATCTCTGGTAAGATTATTTTCTTTTAGGTAATTGTCAAATTCACTATTTGTTTTTTTGAGTTTTTCATTTACTTTTTTCAATTCTTCGATATCGCTAGTTTCTTTTGCAATCAACTGTTTTCTTTTTAATTTTCTTATTTTTCTTTCATAACCTCTTTGAGTTTGATATTGTTCATATCTTTCANCTGGGTCTATCTTTTCCCATTCCCAAGAGGGCCTCATATTATGATAGCAATTAATACCATATAAACCTAACATTTCACCTAATCCAGTTATTTCGTAGAGATTAGGATATTCTTTACTAGAACCCTCTATCATATATTTCTTACCTTGCCACTCTGCATGAGCTTCATAGTCGTGTTTCATATACTTTGTTCTTACTCTAGCACCTAAATGTTGGTCTACATAGACAAGATTAGTGCCCAAATCTTTGGCATGTTGTAATATAACGTCGCTAGATAATTTATTAATCCTAGTCCTTACGTCACGTCTTACGATTGATTCTATAGATAATGATTTGCCATTCTTATAATGAACTGTTTGTATTCCTTTTTCTCCATATTCATCTAAGGCACGTCTGATGGATTCTGTATAAGTGTAAACACCACTGGCAGTTTCTACATAGGCTTTATTCAAAACATCTTTGTATGCTTCACTGGCACCCTCTATGGCTTTGGTTTGAATTAAATCTATTATAGAATTACCATCTTTTAAAGCATTGCCTATAATATTGTTTATTGCAGTGTTATTGTATATGTCTATAGGATTAACATCTAATAACCCTTTTTCGTAATAATTTTTAAGTGTATCTAAATTATCTGTATTATTACCTGCATTTCTCATAATAGCCATTAGTTCTTTTTTTATTTTACCCTTGTTTTTCTTAAAGTCCTTAAGTAGGTCCTTATCTAATACTTTGGTTTCATTAAGTTTATCCAAATACCATTTTAAAGAACCTTTGGTTCCATCATAATTATCTACTCGTAAAATAATATCTCGAATTAAGTCTAATTCTATTTCGTCAAATATCGATATTAAAGGTTTCAGCATCTGTTCAAATTGTATTTTATTCATTATTCTTCATCTACTTCGTATTCTTTTTCAGTTTCTGTAAGTTTTCGATATTCTTTCTGTTTTTCGATGAACTTAATAGCCTCTTTTTCTTTCATGTTTCTAGTTTCCATAATATATTGGACATCGCTGGTAATACCGTTGTTTCTCTCAATAAGTGCTTGGTTTCTTTCCGCTTCCTTATCAACTAAAATACTGTCATCCCATTCATATTCAACTGTATAATTTGAACGTACAGGAATATTATATAATTTACAAAGTACATATATTGAGTATATTAAATCATCGAAAGCGTGTTGCAATGAAGTTTGAATGTTTTTAACAGTAGTGTAATAACTTTGTTTCTTTTGTTTCGTTTCTGTTGCTGTTTTTTCTACTACATCACTTTTGCATAGCGTACCATATTCCAAATGACATTGAATTTCTGCTTGTCTTAGTAATTCATTTAATCCATTAAATAAGGAAGTGTCTCTTATTTCTGGGCTAAATATGTTATATGTTTTATCCCTTGTTTCGTCAAAATCAAATTTTCTAAACAAACGCTTTTTACCAGCAGGCATTTTACCATCAGAATCAAGTATTGTTCCATCAACATCCAAAGCAAGTTCAGAGCCTTCAAATTCCCATAGGGTTCTAGAAATCTATTGCATTGTACCAGATTGGCATACCTATTGGTGATGAGTTGTCAATAGTGTTCGCAAGTCCTGTAGTTGCAAAACCTCCAAGTAATCTATCAACACCGTTTATACCACTAACTTCCTCGATGTCTTTCCATTTATCAACAGAATTTAATGAAATTTTAGTTCCTAATATTGTACCGTTCTTTTTACCACTATATGCAATATTTTTAATAATTAATTGATTATTTAAGATTTCGTTATACTCTAATCTAGTATATACAGTGTCTCCTTTAGTTATTTGGTCTATGATAATACAACTTAATAGATTACCATCGTTATCAAATTTAACAGGAATAAATTTATCCGCCTGTATTACATTTATATCGATTTTATTACCAGTATAGTACGGTTTAAAGAAAATGCATGATTTACCTATCATATATTCTGTATTAGTTTGAATATTCTTTAAAAACTTTTGATATATTTTATCGACATATTTTTCATCACAAGTGCTTTTAAATTCCGCTACTACTGACTCTGCGACTTTTTCACTAATAGTTTTTGCAGTATGTAATGATACTGTATTTTTATCTATCCATGGTTCATTTTTGTTAAATATTTTTGACCATTCCTGTATGGCATCGAGTATATCTCTACTCGTTTGCATATCTAGGCCAAAATCATTCATTACTTTATTATAATCAAACATGTTATGCCACCATCCTTTTACTTTGTTTATTAAATTAGTCCACATCATCGTCACCTTCTTCCGTTGCATCTATCATTGGTAATAATCTTTTTATCAATTTCCATATGCCCATAATTAAATACCTTTTAGCATCTTGGCAGTGGTCGTTTTTCTTTATAGGGACTTCTTTACCCTTATCAAGCAAGTCTTTGTCGTATTCATATTGATATTCTTCTTGAATAAGATGCTTTTGTTTAGGCGACAAAAAAAGACGTTTAAAACTAAACATCTTTTGAACTCTACTGATACCTAATGCTACATCATTCTTTGCGTTTCTTATAATTATATCAGGACAAGTTCTTTTTATTTCTTCTGCCAAACCTTTTGCAGATGGGTCAATGAATGCATATTTCACTTTTAAACCCTCTGGTTTCTTCTTGGTTTTTGTTTCTTCTTGAATCCGGTCTACAAAATCTTTAAATTCTTTTGCATAATCGCTGGGGCTTTTTTGCTTTCCTTCGTCACGTCCAGAATAATAGTATTCATCTACTCCGCGAACACATTTATCTACTTCGTCTAAACCAAAACACTCATAAGCAGTAGCATTCATCTGACCGTAGTCTACACCGATGTATAAGTGATTGATATTATTTATATTATCTTCTGTAAGTTCTTGCACATAGTCTTCTTCGTTAAACATATAATAAATTAATTCGTCTATGCCAGTACATAATCCTAACCATAACCAGTTATACATTTTTTCGTCAAGTTTCTTTAATATCTCTGCAGATTGTATAAGTTTTTTACCTAACCATGATTCTGGTACATCTCTATAATCAGTATGAATGTGAATGCAGTCTTCCCTAAGCATCATCTTACCCAACCATTCCATTATTTCTGCTTTAGGATTCTTAGGTGGATTAAAATAATATTCCATTACAAATTCTTCGTCATTGCCACGAATAAATGTTGCTTCTATGTTTTGTATTTCATCTTCTCCATCACCTTTATCAAAGAACTCTGTTAATTCATCTAATTCCACAAGTACGATAGGTCTATCCTCGTCTATCATACCTTTAGTGTCATCTATTGAATCATTACCAGTGAAATATATAGTATTACCTGTTGGTAAATATGTTATTTGCATAGGACTAACTGTTATCTTAAATTCGCTTTTATCTGCTTTTAATCTATGCATTGCTCTTTTACATTCATTGAATACTGTTTTCTTTAGTTTATTATGAAACTTTCTTAATATAACTACAGAACCTGGTTTTTCTTTCATTATTCTTTTAACCGCTCTTAAAGCACCTCTGCTTGATTTTGTTCCGGCACGACCACTCGTATAAATTTGATGAGTATGTTTGATATCGTTGAAATTAGCGTGATATTTTGGAATAATTAAATCACTTATTCTGATAACAGTGTTATTCGAATTTTGGTACATCATCTATAATCACTGTCTTTCTATTGTCGCTTGGTTGTTCTTGCTTAATTTTAAATTCTTTCGATTTCATCGCTTTATCAAATATTACTCCATATACCATTGCTATATCTTTCACTGTTGTAAATGCATCTGGGTTTTTCAGTTTCTTTTTAAGCGCTTTTATAGATAAATTAATTATTTCTTTTTGGTCTTCTGCTATTGTATCCATATAATCTAATATATCTTTAGTATTTTCATCTTTTTTTTGTTGGCATTTTTCGGCAGTCTCTTTATCCTTATTAACAATTGCTTTAACTGTATTGCGAGTAACGCCATTCATTCTAGCAGTTTCAGAATAATTATTGTTTTCTATATAATCTGCTATTATCTTTTTCTTCTGTTTATCTGTTAATTTTACTCTAGACATATTAACCAACTCACTAAATTTCTTTTACTATAGAATGTTTTACATATATTATCTGCAGGAGATGAATCTTTAGGTCTGTAATTAAAATTAATAACTCTTGATATTATTTTTTTTCTACCTTTTTTAGAAGGTTTTTGTATTTCAATCAGGGAGATATCATATTTCTTACTTAGTTCAAGCATTCTTATTCTTATAATGTTATCTAATTTCATTATCTCCCTTCTTTCATAATAAATTTTAATTTTACTTGTTATCTTCTTTTTTTATTTCTTTTTGTTTTTCTGCTTTTTGTACTATTCCTTTTTTAGAAAGTATTTCAAATCTCTCTTTAGATATTTTATATTTATCACCTGGTTGGAGTAATTCTTTTTCTAAAATGTATTCTTTACCATTTCTAATTACAGCAGTGGTTTTATTAAAGTTTTCCTTATCTTTAAAATTGTTGATTAAAACTTCTACTTCTACCATATATATCATTCCTTTCTTTGTTATGGTTGCGGGTATAGGATTTAACGCCTATATCTTCGGCTACTGAGGCCGATATGTTTTTTACACTAACCCGCTTATTTTTCTTTTCTTCTTCTCTTAATTCTTTGACAGGTATTCCGTATTGTTTAAACTGGTATTTAATTATTCGATTATATAATTTTGAATAATCGATATCTAACCCTTGATACTTACCTACTAGGTAATTGTAATTGATTATACTATCTTTAAGTTCATTAAATATTTGTTTTTCTATTGTTTTTAAATCGTGACATTTTCTCATTTAATTGCCATCCTATTCAAGAATAAGTATTTCCTTTTCATAATTTTTGGCAACCTCATATTCTATTTTGCAACCTCTAGCCAATTCCCAGCCTTTCATAAAGACTACTAAATCTGCTTTTGCCATTGCTTCAATAGATTTTCCTAAATAATAAATACCTGCATCAGAGTTTTTTGGTGCATTCTCAGTAAAGATTGTATCAATTACTTCATATCCATCATCCTCCAG